TAATATGCTCCCACATAGATTGGTCACCTTTGCGTTTACGATAACTTGTATTCCACCATTCCAGTGTACACTTATAATACAGGATGGGATACCATAATCCGTCATCCATTATACGAGGAAGATCACGCCAATACCATCTATTATCTGCATGCCATCCCATGGGTGATAACTTGTCCAGTTCCACCCTATGTATTCCAGAATGGTCCTGCCATAGGCTATTACAGTGTCGCATAATATATGTATTTAACTCATAAAAAAAGCGGTGCTAAAAAACACCGCTTTTTATAAAATAGTTTATACTATCTTAGAATGTGTTTTCAAAGTAAGCAACGATTGCTGCTGTTACACCTGTTGAACCAACACCGTAGTCTGCGCCAACAGTTGGCACTGGGCCTTCTGCTAGAACGTGTACTACGTCTGATGCGCCAGCGTTAAAACCGCCTGTTGTGTCGTCACCGATACCGATAACTGTTGCAGTTGTTTGGATGTGCTGGATCGCTGCATCTAGTTCGTCTTGTGTCATGTTTGACTTTGATAGTGAGATAAGAGAAACCTGCTTATCACCACTGTATGTTTGTGCGTTGCGAACGCCTACGTTTAAATCAGCCATTTATCTGTTCCTTCGCTAAAATTATACTAGCTCAAAGCCAGGATCTGTTACGTCACTGCTTGAACAGTCTAGGCTGTTGCCGCCAGCCGCTGTAAGTGTGCGAATTGCAGTTTGTAGTGTACTTGCTGTATAAGCACCTGCTGGGTAAATAGCAACACTGATTTGACCTGATGTGTCACCTTCTACTTGGTACATTTCAATGTTTGCACCACCGCTAGTGATTTTTTCAAAGATTGCTTCAACGCCTTCTTCAGGGTCTAGCTCATTGCGTAGATCTTCTACGTTACCTGATACGTCTTTAACAATAATTTTAAAGAAGTCAAGTTGTGGTCCATTAAGGATCACTGTTTCGTCTGCTGAGATTGCACCAGAACCTGCTGCGCCTCTGCCTTGATGGACAACGCCAAACGCTGAACCATGGGTACGGGTAATTTCCGCCATTTTTTATCTCCATTTGCAGGGAAAGTCTAATACCTGCTTACAAGTATTTATAAAAAAATACAGAAAATTAACCTGTTATGTTGCTTTTACCTATAGCATATCCAACAGCAAATGCGCCAGCGGCTTTTGCCCAAGTAGGAATCTTTTTATCACTAGGGATTAGTTTATTGTTCTTAACCATGCCCATGTACTGTTTGCTGATGTCACTGCGATACTTTCCATCTACACGTTGACTGTTAACCATTCTAGCACTTAGTGCAGTGCGCTCTCCGGGATTACTTCTACCATAGTCAGCACTTACACGTCTTGCGGCTTTGAGGAAACTACTGTCAATACCTAGTTGTTTTTGCTGACGCATAAGAAAAGTTCTATCCATTGCAGTACTGTCTCTACCAGAGATAATATCTCGAAGATAGCGTTTAAATCCGATTTCGTCAAATTGCACATTGCCTGATGCAGTTACGCCTGAATACTTTGTTGGATTGTTAATAATACTAGCAAGGTTATGTAGGTCGGTACCGCCCGCTTTTACACCATTAAAGTTCATAAACTTTAGTGTATCTTTGGCATACTTTTTAGCAAATGCAGGATTTTCAAAACGCATTTGTTGCAACATCAACAGTTGTTCAAAATAACTTTCTGCTATGTCATTCATGTTTCTGCCCATGGTGTCTCCACCTGTGCGTATGTAACGTGCTTCTGTAATCTCTTCTCTTATAAACTCAAACACCGGGTCTGTCCTTAAGGCTAACTACTTTTTTAGGCGGTCCTTTGCGGAATCCTGTGTAAAATACTGGTCCTGTATCCTTGCCACTTCCGTCACTTCCGTCACTTCCGCTTGTTGCTTTTCCTGCTGCGTTTGAAATAGAATCACCTGCTCCAGTAGTTTGATTTGCAAGTGCTGCTAATCCTGCACCTCTTACAATAGGTTTTTTAAGGAAATTCTTACTTTTCGTTGCAACTGTTGTTGCTGATGCGCCTGCTTTGCCTGTACCTGGTTTCTTTACAACGTCATCTGCTTTTTTAGTTGCTGCAGATGCCGCCGCTCCTGCTTTGCCTGTATCTGGTTGCTTTTTTGCTTTTTGTTTAATAATTGCAATATCTTTTTTTGCACCAGGTGTGTTTGGATTAATAACAGTTGGTTTTCCATCTACACCTGCAACTCTAGGCCCTTTTGGTGTTTGAATAACAGAACCAGGTTTAGGTGTAGTTGGCACTGCATCCGTTGCATCACCTTTTGGTGTTTGTGTAGTAGTATCAGGTTTAGGTTTAGTTTTTGTTACTGTATCTGTTGCATCCTTGGCCTTGTCTTTATGCTTCATTGCATTTTTAAAAACATTAAATCCTGCTTTGCCAGCACCATAAAGTCCAGCAACACCCTTTCCGATTGCACCACCCACTACTGCTATTGCTGCATCAGTACCTATTCTACGAGTTAATTCTTTTTTATCTATTTTACCTGTTTGATAATCTCGAATGTCTTTATAAGTTTCGTAGCCTTGCATACCAATACCCAGTGCAGTCAAACCACCAAGAACAAATGGAACAATTTCGTCTACTCTTTGACGTTCTGTTATGAACTCATTTGCTCTCATTACTTGCTCCAGTTCTTAACAGCATTGAAGTTTTGTTTACTAAACTCCATTCTGTCTACTAGTTTAACTGCGCCACTGTCTTTACCAATAGCAACAAAGCCTTCTGGGTTTGTTACAGTATATCCAGTATCAGTGCGAATAAGTGACTTAATACTATCCACCTTATTCAATTTATTTATAAGCATATTTTTAAGTGCAATAATGTCTTTGTATACTGCTAGAGCACCTGCAATGCCTTCTATATTATCATTTACAAACTTATTTTGTGCTTGTATTTTTTCATTGCGTTTCTTTACTGCTGGTGATTCTGGATCTTGATTCTTTAGTTTAGCAATTTCTTTTTGTATATAATCTGTGTACCATTGTGTAAAGTCTGAGGCAAAACTTTGCGCATCATCAATTTGTGTGTCACCTCTGCGAATTCTAGCATTTACATATTGCATTAGCAGTGCATTGTATTCTCCGCTTACTGCAGTGAAGTCTGCACTTTTTAGTGCGCCAGCGGCTGCGTTTAGTCCACGAAGTATTTGTGCATTTTCACTTTTACTTAAACTTGCTTGTCCACTCAAGTCTTTGTATACAGCATCGTCTACCCAAACACTAGATATCTTGTTTAGTCCACTTACATCTGCGCCAAATGTAGCAGTCATTTCTGGTACACTATCGCCTGTGTAGGTTGTGTGGAATATAATGCCCATATCGCTTGCCGCAATACGCTTACCCAGTTTACTGTCTTTGGGCACTGCATATGTAATTGTGTTTGGTTGGAATACCCAACTTTCTTCACCGTCAATGTCAGCAGATTCTAGATCTGCTCGAGTATACATCATGTCGCCTTGTAGTACGCCTTGTATACCCAGTTTAGGTAACTGTTCTAGTGCTAGTGTGAGTTTGTCACGCAAGCCACCACTGTATCCGTATTTGTCTAGGTCTGCAGTGCTTTTTACAAGTTTACCTGTTTTGCTGAATACACCTTTAGTGCCAACAAAAAACTTGCCATCACTTGGATCAGTACCAGCAAATATAGCAGGAGCACCGTCCCACTTAACAGTAATATTGCCACTGTCGCTGCCATTTTCTAGCATGTCACGCACACTGTTAATATACTGTAGCGCACTCTGCGCACCGCTCTTGCCTTGAAGAAAAACCAAATCTTCAATGTGCTCAAGATGAGTATTTTTACCTTCTTGCGTAGCCTCGGCTACTATTTCTCTGAAGCGCATTTGCCTTCGTTGACCCGTCTAATACCTCGCACAAAACGCTTTGTATCCTGATGTTTAATACTGTTAATCAATCTACGCTCTAGATCGCCTGCAGTCTCAGTATCATAGTGTTTGTGCATTTCATTGATAAGATTAATTGCACTTTCTATTACATTTGTGGCACGACTTTCCATTACATGCTGTCTGTCTTTTTCAACAATCATGCTGTTAAGTTCGTGTAAGATGCTTCTAGTTTGTCTTTTCACATTCTTATCCTATCGTTTTTAGTATTTATCGGTTAAATACACTATTACATAATTGTAACTTGGAGGAGATACAATGTCAACTATAGAAAACCCTGGGTTGCACTTTGCAACTCTGGCTAAAATAGCCTATATGACACAGGCAGAGAGTAAGCCTACAGTTCATGAACTAGGATATACAAAGAGTGTTCTAGTAGATCACAAAGGCGCAGAATGTTTAATTGTTGAAAACAGTGAACGAGTTGTGCTTTGTTTTAGAGGAACAGAGCCTACAGAATTTTCAGATATCAAAGCAGACTTAAAAGCATGGAAACGTAAAAGTAAAACTTGGGGCATGGTACATGCTGGCTTTTATGAATATCTAGAGCGTATCTGGGAACAAGTACTAGCGTTTATAAACACTAAGTCTCGTAAAGACAAAGAACTTTATATTTGTGGACATAGCCTAGGCGGTGCAATGGCTGCACTTGCAGCAAGTCGATTGCAGGATAGATTAGTTGCTTGTTACACATATGGTCAACCTCGTGTAGGCGGGCGTGTATGGGCTAGTAAATGTACGTTTACACACTATAGATATGTAAACAATAACGACATTGTACCTCGTGTACCGTTTGCTATTATGGGATTCCGTCACAGAGGTGAACTACGTTACATTAACTATTATGGCAACATTCGCAAAATGACAACGTGGCAAATTATCAAAGATGGCTGGCGTGGACGCATTCGTGCGTGGAGTAAACGTGAGTTCTTTGATGGTGCTAGAGATCACAGTATGGATCTTTATGAAGCAAAAATAGCCAAAAATTCATAAACCTTAATCGCCTCTTACTAAATAAAGTGTGACAGAAATGTCACACTTGGCACATAATAAAAGAATTTAGGCAAACAAGAGGCACACATGAAGTTACCTAAGGACGCGAAGGCTCAATTAGAAAGATTACTTGGCAGATTCATAAGGCATATTCCGGACTCCCCAGAGTATCATAACAGGCTTATCGAAGAACTAGAGATCATTCTCAAACTTCGCTTTGTCGACTACTTCCTCACAATTTGCGATGTACTGACGCTAACCCGTGACATTCCTCATATGACTCGTGGTTCAGCAGGGTCTAGTCTCGTCTGTTACCTACTGGGTATTACAGACGTGGATCCCATAAGATGGCAAATACCGGTGGCACGTTTCCTAAATCCTTTGAGAGATGATTTACCAGATGTGGACATAGACTTTCCACACTGGCAACAGAACGCTGTCATGCAACGTATATTTGCCCATTGGCCCGGGTATAGTGCAAGAATCAGTAACTATGTAACCTATAAGGAGCGTAGTGCTCGCAGAGAAGCGGCACGCCGTCTTGGCGCATCTGGTAAACTTCCTCGCAATTTCAAATACGAAGAATTAGATATAGATAGGAACGAAGCAATGAGAATCGAGAAAAAACTAATAGGCAAAAAAAGAGCAATATCAAAACACTGCGGTGGAGTACTTGTGTTCAAACACAAACTACCAAAAAGTCTAGTAAACGCAGACAACCAAATACTGCTAGACAAACACGAAGTTGAGGACTTAGAACACCTTAAAATTGACATCCTTGCTAATAGAGGACTTAGTCAACTTATGGAGATAGATCCGGATACTCCACTAGAAGCATATCCGGAGCAGGATTACGAAACAGAACAGTTACTATGTAGTGGCAACGTTATTGGTGTAACACAAGCAGAGTCGCCAGCAATGCGCAGACTATTTCGTGCTATACAACCAAAGTCAAAAGCAGACTGCGTGTTTGCTACTGCACTTATTAGACCTGTTGCTACTACAGGCAGACAAAAAGCCGCGTTCTTTCAAGACTGGACAGAACAGCGTCTAGAGGATACTATTGTATATGAAGATGATGCTATTCGTAAAATAGCAAAATTAATTGACTGCGATATGTATGAAGCAGATATGTATCGTCGTGCGTTTGCAAAACGTGACGAAGAAAAGGTTATGCAGTTCATGGAGAAGATGGGAGAGAGCGAGAATCGAGAGCAGATCATAAACGAACTTTATGGTCTGGGTAACTTTGGGTTGTGCAGAGCACACGCCGTAAATCTAGGAAGGCTTATATGGGCACTGGCGTATCAAAAGGCTCACAACCCAAAGGCTTTCTGGGCCGCGGCACTTAAACACTGTCAAGGCAGTTGGCGTCGTTGGGTACATAAAACAGAAGCAAAACTTGCAGGTTGGGATCTACGTGAACTAGGATTTCCCAATGGCATAACAGAAACTCCACAGCAACAATACAAACGCTATGGTTACTGGACACAACCAGAGTTTATGCCCAATATGTTTGTACAAGAGACTTGGGGTGACAGAGTAAACTTTGCAGGATTAGTTGCTAATGGGCGTGTGTTTAAAGGTGCAGAAGGCAAGTATGTTACGTTTGTAACACTGGGCGTAAACAACGGCGAGTATGTAGACGTAACTATCAAACGTCCTTTCGGTTACAGAGATCACGACGTTGTTGTAGGTAGTGGTCGTGTGCGTTGGAACAATGGCAGTCAGTATATTGATTGCGTAGATGCACAAGGCCACAGACTTGACAAATATCTAAATTAGTAATATGGTCTATGTTTTTTAAATTTATTAAAGTATTTCTCAAACTGACTTATACTAAATTGATTTTTTAAATTTTGTAAATTTTCTCTGACTAAACTAAGATTGTTTAGATGTCTATCCATGTAATCTAACTTTTTTAAATTATGATTTTCTAATATTTCACGATTAGACTCTAGTGCATTTAGAACTCTAAGTCCAGGGTGTATCTCATACTGATAACTATGATCGATTACATCGTGGAAAACATCGAAACCTATATTACTAAGATAATCCGCTGTTCCATAACCTCCACAAAATATAGGAAAACAACAGCCATATATTGCCATTAGATATTTTTCATCAAAGAAAACGGCCTTTTCCCAAAAAACAGGATCAGTAACAATTGCAAAAGTACTGGAACAAAACTTTTCTTTAAGTATATTGTTCCATATGATATGGTTACCAGCCACATCATTTAGATAGTTTTCAGGACTATTGCTGTTGTAGGTATCAAATTTTTTGTTCAGAAATCCATCAAAAGAATAATCTGTAAATCTAGTAAGTTCTTTTAACACATCAAAATCTTTATCTTGAGTTTCCCATCCTTGGGAATAATCAAAGTTTATATGTTTGTTTTGATTGAACCATGCACTAGCAAGAAGTCTGTTTTCTCTGCATTTGTTCATCATAACAAAACAGGATTTTTCATCTGAATATTCTGCAACTATAGCGTTTTTATAAAATTTGTCGCAAATATCAAAAAGAGTCAGCGGTGCACATGTGTAGGGAAACGGAAAATCAGTCCATTGTAAATAATCCGCCATATACACATGTTCAACATCTATTTTATGATCTTTAATAATTTTTTCTATGTTATTATATGACTGATCTTGATATACACTGCCTGTTTCAAAATCACCATCAAGTTTAAGATCTTGACAAGGAGGTTGATGATCCCATACAAAAACAATACCATCGTCTCCAGATAAGTTTACAATATCATACCAAGGCATTATTACTAGCATTTTTAATCGCTTTTTAATCCAGCAAGCATGTCTTTTAGTTTACTGCTTTGTACACTTGCAGTAATCTTGCCTGCTTCCTCGTCTGGTGCACTAACTACACCGCCACTGTTTTTGTTCTTGAGTTGGTCATAGATTGAACTGCTTTGTTTCTTAAACTGTTGATATTCTTCATCCTCACCTAAGTCTCGGATACGCAAACTTTCAACATCAAACTCCAAGTCAATCTTTTGTCCAACACCACTACTTGAACGAGTTTTCATTAACTGTAGTTGATAGCGTCCACGCTCACGCATTGCACGACTTGTAAAGATACCAAACACGTTATCTGCTGTGTTGATCTTACTCAAGCCGCCTGCAATGTGCGAATGATCAAACTCAATCTCTTCAACAGCACCTCGGTTCAACTGCGATGCTGTTACAAACACACAGTTAAGTTCTTTAGCCAAGTTGCGCAGTTCTTCACTTACATACTTGTCTTTAACAAACAAATCATTTGGACTGACCTTTGCACTCACAGGCATAATCAAATCCAAGTAGTCAATAAGCAAGAAGTCAATCCGCCAACCATTTTTAATCTGTAGTTCTTTCAAGTATGCACGAATATCATTTACGTTACTCTGTGCTGGCATGTATTTGATCTGTAAGTTGCCAGACTTCTTGCCTGCCATCTTGACTTTCATTTCAACAGTATCCAAATCTTTGAATACTTCTTTTGTGCTTACATTTGTCATCATACTGTCAATACGCATGGCACTAAGTCCTTCACTAAGTTCCAGACTCAAATACACACCATTCAATCCTGTTGTTACCCAGTTAACTGCTAGGTTTTGCATAAACAAACTTTTACCTGACCCTGATCCACCTGCAAAAATATTGAGTTCGCCTTTGTTCATGCCTCCGAACAATTTACGATCAACAGCGGGCCAACCTGTGCTGATCTGTCCGTTGTTGTCTTTGAGTGCCATCAATCTTGCTCTAGGATCTTCAAAGTAGTTTGTGCCCATGTCTTTTGTTAAACTAATCTGCACAGCGTCTTTGATTAGTTTTTCTACAGGATCATATGTGCCTTTTTCCAACAAGTCTGCCGCCTTGAGGATAGCACGTTCTAGTTCTTGCCGCTTGGTGAATCCTTCAAACTCTGCTAAGAACCAATCGTTGTGACTTTCTGTAATGTCTGGTACAGGCTTTAGTTCAACGCCTGTTACTGCTCGTACTTGATCGTAAGTAGGCAATGCGCCATGCTCATCACTGTGTTGCTTAATAAACTCTGCCGCATCTTTTATGCTACGATCAAAGTTTTCTGTGTTGAAAATGTTTTGTACACGCACATAGTTTTGTGCATCGTTCATCATCATTTCCAAAAACAGTTTTTGTAAATCTGGTGTATATTCTTTAGCCAAGTTTTTTCCTCAA